GCTGACGAGCATCCGGCGAAACAACACCGAAATGCGACCGAACGATTTCGGTATAACGAGTGCCCCCACGAGCATCTCGCTCCAGCAGCTGCTGCACAAGAAACGCCTGCCGAAACGAATTAACACTGGCCTCCGCATAAACCTGTGGATACCCAGCAGCCGTCGCCTTCATCCAATACGGAGGCGTCATATTGTACGCATTCGCGTACGAAGTACTATTCGGCTGCGAAAACGTATCCACAACAGACGCAATAGGCCCAGTGCCAACATTCAGATCGGCACTAGCAATACCAAGTCCACTCACCGCCGACTGAATCGACGGCGCCGTGAACTTCTGGGGCCACGGTAGCGCACTCGTAAAATAATCCTGTGACTTCGCACGACGAAGCACCGGATACGCACCAAAACCAACACTACCATCACCAGTGTTGGTATACACCGAATTCACCAAATTCTCATCACGGAACCACTCATTATAAATCAAATTGTAAGCGCGGAACGGCAGCGCATTAACAAACTGATTTCCAGTAAGTTGAGTACCAATAGGCAGACCAAAATAATCCGCCACTGAACCAACAGTCAGCGGATCGTTATAAATAGCAACGGTAGGAACCGTCAAATCAATGGACTGCGCAGGCGTTGCCTGCTCGCCCATAAACCGACGCCAATTCGTCCAAACAAGACGATTCGGAACAAAGAAAAAGTGCGTATCAATCCGCTGATTATCCATCATCGGAAAATACGGCGTCGCCATACGCACATAGGCCGTACAATCATACTTCAAATGATCGCCCGGCAACACCTCATCAACCAGAAACGGAATAAGCAAACCCGCATTGAAAGTCGTCTTTCGAGTAAACGACCCAATAAATTTAGAACGCGGCACATCAGGCCGCTGAATCATCGCGCTATCTTGCTGACTCGCAAGCTTACGCGCCGGAAGCTGATACCCAGCCATTAGCCAATTGCCTCATCAAGTTTCGCAGCCTCAGCAGCATCCTTGGCCTGCTTCCACTGCGTACCAGTAAAAATAACAGACGGACAACCATCCGTCGTAATCACACCATCATCAGCGAGCACACCAAGAACAACCAGCTCATAATCATCAGGATGATTCGCCGGATAACTCTTGGAATCACTCAGAACATCATGAAAAAAACGAATAGCAGCAGCATCGGCCTTAAACAGCCAAACCTGCTGACCAATGCTCTCGGCAACCTTATCACGAATTCCATAAACCGTCATCATCCGTACATCCTCCTGGCAGATTGAAGTGACAACCGCGCTTTGGCAACCGCCTCAGACGCGTCCAACTCGTCCCGAGTTACCACCTTACGATGACTCCACTTCTCAAACTGCACCTGCTCAAGCAACAACGGATCCGCTTCCTTCTTAAACGCCTCATGCAAATACCGAGGCACCGGAAACTTCGTCCCGTCCATCACAGCAAAACGCGCCCAACTTTGCCAATGCTTACGCGCTTCGCCACCTATACCAGGACGCCTCGACATCAACAAAAAAGGCGCTTCTCTACCATACAACTCGCCAGTACTTCTGTCAAGTACCTCACGAAATTCACCATGCCACCCCTCTTTCTTCGAACAATAACCCGCGACGTACTTAATCGCGGAAGGGGTCAACGAATGAACACCCACGTGTCCAAAAGGCCACGCTTTCGTTATCGACGACTCCGTGCCATCGATTCCATACAAAATCGCGTGGTAGTGAGGCCTCCCACCACGCTCGCCATACTCTCCGCAACCAAAAAATCTGATTTTCTCAGACGACAAACGCGCTCGTAAACGCTTAATGTAGCCGGAGAGATGATCTCGCCGAATGGACCGATTCGCGGGCAAATTCTCATCTGAATACGTGAGGGTTGTCCAACACGCTTTCGCATGATTCGCCAACTCCAGACGATTACGAATAGCCCACGACCTAGCACGGTCCATACGGCACCCAAGACAGCCACCACACGGCATATCCATCGCTTCGCGATCATCAGACTCA